GCAATAGATAGGATATTGGGCGCTCGTGGATGGAGTATTGGTAATGCTCCTCACCATCTATGCGTTGCACCTTACAAAGTATACAAGGCATTTACTTTGTCTTGGCTCAAGGTTGTCCTGTTGCAGCAGGAGGTTCCTTGAATTCACCCAATTTGCAATTAGTAATTACTTACTAATGGGACGTGTAAACATCCTTTCTTAAACCTAAATCACGTAATCGAGAAATACCAGAAGCTTTCTCTAATTGAAGCATTGAGCTATTAGCTACATTTGTTGCTAATGCTAAAGCTCCTTGCGTCTTAGAATTAACAGAAAAGGCTTTAGTGAATGGAGTAATATTCGTTTCCATAGCTTTAGACAAAATAGTATTTGGGGTGCTTAAAGTTCTAAATTGTGGGTTAACCACCAAGATGTTATCGTAAAGGTTTTTTATCCTTTACCTCTACTTGTTACCAAGTAGTTCAGCATATGTCATTATCCTATCAAAAAACATTATACATGAATAAATGATGAAAATAAAACAAAGAGGTGGAATCAAATGAAAGATTTAAGACAACCAATGAACAGCGCTCAACTATATCAAGTGAAAGAGTCATATAAAGATCCAACTGTAATGGAAGTAGTTGCTTTATTAAAACAAAAAGAAGGACTTACATATGCAGGAGCAAATGAAATCCTTCTTAGTGTTTCTACTGTATTAGAGTATGAAGCTACTTATCTTTCAAAGTTACCGTTGCATAAAGAACAGTAATAGGCTCATCTTTATCAACAAATAAGAATGGAACATTGAGATTAGAACCTAAGAAAACAACATTATTAAGCATGTTAGGGAGCTTTGAAAGTTGCTTTTCATCAAAATGAGAAATGAAATCGACATATAAAAATCGGTTCAAGAAATAAGTAGTGTCATTAGATTGCCAATCAACTAATGATGTCCGAATATTACGAGTTTCACTAAGTTGTAATAACTCAAGTAACTTATCAAATTCGATTGGTTCAAAAGGAATCGGTTTAAAACGATTTTTATAATCTGGTGGAATGATTGGTATGTATGGATTATCTGCATAAAGTAGAGATTTACATGTAATCAATTCACCATGTAACTTACAAAGAAATTCAACTTCATAGAAGTTATCAATAGTAAGTGTTTTATAGATTGCAAATTCTAAAGCTTGTAACTCTTTAATTGTTTTAGTCATAAATTCACCTCCTTTCAGAGTAATTATAGCACTAGGGAAGGCGATACGAAGGAGAAACAAATGAAAGAAATTAAAGAACTAATTAAAAACAGACTAAAAGAGGTATTAACAGTCCCACATAAAGATGATGTAGATGAACAATTGCGTTCACATGCAGTAAAGACATATATCAGCTCAATCATTATGATAGATGACTATATGAAAGAAGAGCAAACCAATAAATGATTTGATCAACAGGATTTAATCTAAATAGTTAAGAGGAAACACAAATGGAAAAGAATGGTAATGCATTAATGAATGAAATGCAAATAGAGGTTAGTCAAATACGAATTGTTAAATTAATTGAAGCTAAGAAAATTATTAAAGAAGTAATACATTATGATCCAATTGAAAAAACAAAATATAGAACAATAGTTAACATGATTGATGAAGTAATTGTGGATGAATTGAAAGTTCAGGAAAACACTATAAATAGATTTACAAATAAAATAGAAATTAATATTAATCCTAATACTAATACTAATACTAATCTATCTGAACGTTACTTAGGTGTTGTTAGGAAAGTATTAAGAGAAAAAGAGGGGATCTAAATGAATAAAGAAGAAGAGTGGCAGTTAATTATAAAAGAAATACATAGGCAAGCAATGGTGAGTTACACCATAAGCTGGATTGCTGTAGGAGTATCTAGTTTAGCATTAATAATCGCAATAATTAAAATACTTCAGAAATTTTCAATAATTTAAAAGAACTTAAATGATATTGAGGATGAAATAGAAGGGATGATTATAAATGTTATTAATTGAACTTGAAGGTAAGGCAAACAAAATGCAAGGAGAAAAGTTTATTAAAGCATATGAGCAAGTATCTAATGGAAAGAAAGAATTAGAGCAAGGTATTGAAGCTTTAAAAGAACTAGGAATAAAAGTTAACGTGGATTATTTAAATATAAGACGTGATTAGAAGGAGTAGTAGTAATGGAAAGTGTTCAACCAAAATATGTACCAATTAGCACATTAGCTAAGATATGGGGGCGCAGCAAAATGTATATCTATAGAAGAATAGATATGATCCGTAATGAAGGTAGATTTAATGAAATCTGTATGCAACTAGGACCGCAACAAACGCTGGTTCATGTAGAAAAATTTGAAGCATGGATGAAAGGCCAGCATATGAAGTGGTTAAAGGGGGCGTAGAAGATGAACATTATAAATCTAATAACAACCGTGCAATGGTGCTTGGGGGTATTGGGATTAGGACTTTATGGAGGAATTGAGCAAGCAGAAGGCTGGCAAATATTAATCAATATAGTTTTAACAATAACAACTGGCATCACAATTTGGATGTTAGTCAGGGTTAAGGAGGTGATAAAACATGAAAGACAAAAAAGAAAAAGCACTAGAGCTACTAAAAACATATTTAATGTTTGATGATGAAGAAATGCAAGTTTTAAGGGAACGCATTACATCAATTAGCGTAAGCAATAAAAGTGCAAGTTTAGACTTTACTATTCTTGCTAATGGATGCGCTATTTTTGTTAAGCGAAAGACTGGGGAATATGTATTACGCATAACAGGTAAGGGCCCAATTAAAGAGAACAAAGTATATCTTGCATTAAGGGCAAGAGAAATACTGCTAGATGCGGTGACATGTAATGAGTAAACACTGCAGCATATGTGATGAGTGCAATAAAAAAAGCCATGCCTACATACACTGTAGACAGGCTAAAGGAATTATATGTATGGAACATTGCGATGCATGCCAATATTTAGAGATAGAACAAGGTGACATGCATTGCAAGTATCCTAGGCAAAAAGAAAAGGCTACTGATTGAAGTAGCCCTTTCAAGCACGTAATTACGCACCAAACCTAACGTAATTATATCACACATGGGCACAAAAGACTAGGGAAAAGCTTATTTCAAGGCTTTTCTTATTAACTAGATATAACATATTAACAAATCGACCATGGGGAGTAATTACGATGAGGAAGCGTAAAAAAACCATATCTAAAAATATGATAGAGGTACTTGATTATCACACATCAAGAACCTATAGAAAGAATGGCAAGCGTGTAAAAAAGAAAAGCATCACACCAGAAGCACAGAAAAAGCAAAATGAAAAACAAGCAGAAGCAATGCTACGTATGTTGATTGATAATAACTTCACTACAAATGATTGTTACATCACACTCACATATAAGGAACAACCAGCTACATGGGAAGATGCAAAGAAAGATATTCAGAATTTTACAAGAAGACTAAACCGCAGATATAAAAAACTGGGTAAAGAATTAAAGTACATCTATATTGCAGAGGGAAAAACAAGAATCCACTTTCACATGATTATCAACAATGCAGAACTATATTCAGATGAGTTGAATGAACTTTGGCCACATGGCATGCATAAGCTGATGTTGTATCAAGGTAGAGCCGAAGATGCAGTAAGATTAGCAAGCTACTTTGTAAAAGAAAAACGGAGTGCATGCTATTCAGATAAAGAAGATGCATTTAAACGTAGATGGAATAGTAGTAAGAATTTAGAAAAACCTAAAGTAAAAACAGAGATTTTAAAGCCGAGCGAATGGAGAGAATATATCCAACCGCCAAAAGGCTATTACGTAGAAACAGATAGTGTGGTTGAGTCTGTATCAGAAGAAGGATATCCTTATAGATTTTATAGACTGATAAGAATTGAGGAGGGGAAACATGGCACTACTAGGAATAGGCATTGTGATAGGGGCAATGCTAGGAGTAACAATAATGGCATTATGCGTAATTAGTAAAGAATGTGAAAAATGGGA